GGTTGGTCCAACCATTGCTGGTCGTGCCCAATTCCATCGTATGCGAACTGCGAATATCTGGGTTCAAACCACTGGCCGCAAAGTTGATCTATTGTAGCGGTAACACGGTCAATGCCACGCCAAACCTTCGCCGGCGTCCACGGTGGGTTCGCATATCCCTCGTCCCAAATATCTTGCGGCGTGATGTATCCACGACGCACGGCACTTACACTGATCGGACTGTTTTCCGCCAGGTCAGACGAGCGCAATGGCACTGCCCTGTAATTAGCGTTGGGATTTCCGTTGGCATCGACTGGTGCATTGGGATCTGAGTAGACGTTGCTCAGTACATCGGCGACGATTGGTGGCCGTGTAGTTGAAAAAGAGATCTCATTCCATGTCGGGCCGGCGTCCTCGCGCTGCACTTTCCATAGATCGAAACCGGCAGTGATGAGCGCATCAAGCGCCGATGCGTCCAGGCTCCAACTGAGATTGGCTATTGCCATTGGCTCTCACTCCCGGCGGCATCAAGATCCGTTTCGTGCCGCTCTCTTGCACAGTCGTTTCAGTGTCCTAACGGACGAGTCGTGCTGCGCTGCTTCACTATTGGCAAAGTCAATGCAGAGCTGATCCCAAATGCTTTCCGGGTCATGAATCGTGAAACGGTATTCCGTAACCCTTCCGCGCTTGAATTCCTCTGCTTTGACAATCCTAAATCCCTTCATATGGGCGAAGGCTGCAAGAGCCAAGTCGCCAGTGTCTCTATGGACCGCATGCCGCGGTTCTGGATTACTACCCATTTTGCCCTCCTTGACGGCGTTCTCGTCAGAGAGAGCGTTTGAGTATTGCTGCCTCGATGTCCGCCTTTTTCATTTGAGGCGTTACATCCAATCCCATTTTATTCGCCATCGCCAAGAGCTGCTTCTTCGTCTTGCCCTCGAGGTTTGGCGTTGGTTTTGGTTTCGCCGGTTCCGTTTTGGGTTGCGGCTCTACCTTCTTGATCGGTTGCGTTGGCAACGGCCGGCGTTCCTCTTCGCGATCCTTGATGACCTTGGGCTGCGGTCTGCGTCCCACATTGGTCGCACTGGGGTCGGAAGGTATTGCGGTCGCCGCTGGCGGAAGCCGGTCATTGGCAGATTTCCTCGGCGTTATCACCTTGGGCTTCACCGATGCGCCGGCGCCAGCCAGAATTGCTGCCCTGACAGCAGACAATCCCATGCGCGCTCGCTCTTCCATCTCCTGTTGCGTGAATTCCTCAAGCTCTTTCAGGTCGTTGAATTCCAGTATTTCAAACTGGGGAAACCCTCTTAGCTCTTCGATCTCCGCCGGGCTATTTACCACCCGGAATGGCGATGGATTGGCACCTTCTCCTGCTGTGTACTTTGATCGGCTGTTGGCCGAAAAGTACGTCTTCATCAAATAGCCTTTGCGCTTGTCGCGCTCCCTGAGTCTCACTGCGGTGATTGACATCGTATTCCTCCTACTTCGGGCAGTTCCGCGGCCGCCTCATCAGAGGCGACCGCTTCCCTGTCATTTCCTAATCCCTACGCTGCGTCCGTCTTAGACGCAAACAGCGACGAGGTTGAAGACCGTGGTGTGAATGTCGGTGGTGTTCGCCACCTCCGCCCACGTCGCGCTCCCTCCGTCGCGTACTTTCAGTTTGTCGTTGGCGTAGTCGTACTGCGGCACGTACTGCCCGCAATCCTGCGGGATAACGTGCACGACTGACACGTCCTCTTCGCCGCGGACGTTGGCGTCCGAGGCCGCTGCGTGCTTGGCCTTGATCGCGGCGCGCACGAGCGAGTTGAAATCCGCGGTCCCGCCGGTGGGGTAGCTGTCCTCGCCCTCGAAGTGCATCAGGATCTCCTGACCTCCGTCGACGGTCTCACGAACCTTGTCTATCGTGATTGTTCCAAGTGACATTTCGATCTCCTTTTTTCGGGCCAGTGCCCGAGCTTTTTCGCTTTCATCATTGCCCGGCTACTGCAATGCCGAGCTGCGACCAGCTATTAGCCGACCGCTTCCTCGTACCCGATGGAAACCAGGGTATCCGCCATCGGCGTCGGACCTCCGCCTGCTGTGTAGGTTCTCACAATGTCCACCACGTCGTCTGCCGCCAGGGTATTCGCCGCGGTATCGATTGCTCCATCCTCCACTGAGGTGCCCGAACTGTCGTCGATGGTGATGGCCGAGGTCAAGCAGCTGACGCCATTGATCCGGACGTCCACGGTCATGCTCTCGCCGGCCGCTGCTGCGGTTCCGGCCAACGCCTTAACCGAATTGATTTTGCCTGCCGCGGAAGCGATGAACTTGGTGACGGTTGCGGTTGCGGCCGCTCCCTGGAGATCGCTCTCCTTCAGCTCCGTGACATTGCGACCCAGCCTGGTCCAGTTGGTGCCGTTCCAGGCTATCTCGTCGCCGGCCTTGAACGACTGTCCGGTGTTGGTCTTTGTTGCGTCGTTGTCGGTCACATCTGCGGAAATGAGATACGACCACCCGGTTTCCACTGCGGCCGAAGTCGGAAAGTCCGCGGCCACGGCAATCGCGCCCTTGAGCTGGAGAGGACTACCGAGCCCTGCTATGTCCAGCTCGTTCTGATTTGCGAGCGCGATTATTTGGTTGAGTAGCGTGCGGAGATCGCGATTGTCTGCGCCACCCGGCGCGTTCGTGACTGCTCTCGCTCCGCTGAAGTGTTCTTGTGGTACTGCTGTTACAGACATCTTTTTTCAATCCTTCCTGTCGGCCTCACTTTTTAATGGGACCAACTGCAGCGAGCACCGTTACTGGGTCTGGACTCCGATGATCTTTACGACCGCATCCTCGCGCCTGTAAACGAACCCGGCCCTGACGGACGTGACCATGATCCACTCGCCCGTGGTGATGTCTCGGTCGGTTTCCACTCGGACTTTTCTCCAGACTCCCCATACTGCTTCCTTCGGATCCAGAAGCAGGCAGACGGTCTCGTCGTTGCCCACGCCGAGGTCGTCGGGGAATACCGGAACGGGGACGATGGCACGGTTGCCGTAGCGGTCCATCGAATCGTCCTGAATCTTCGCGTCGCCCAGCCCGGTTGCGCGGTCGGCCAGGTAGTCGTGGTAGTCGATCTGCGCGTCCTCGGAAGTGAGGAACTGCTGGTTCCTCTTCATCCGGTTGTATTGCGAAGGCATGGCCTTGATCGCGTCTTTGAGCATCGACTTCGCGATGGGGTTGGTTCCGCCGTTGACGATGTTCGTGACCGCGGAAGCGATCATACCGTCGAACAGCGCGAGCAACGGATCGGTCGACGTGGTGTCGCCGTTGGCGGCCAGGTCGTCCATATCGAGCGCCACGTGCTCGGCCATCATGGCCATCACCGTGTTCTTGAATTTCCCGCTCTCGATATTGTCCTCGAGCACCTCGTCATTGAGACGGATCTCCGCCTTCATGAGATGCGTGTTCAACGTCACCTGGTCGGTAGTGGGCTTGACCCGGTCGGACGCGGCCAGTGCGTGACCGCTGGTGCCCGGCCTCAGCACACGTCCGTTGATGCCCACCTTGTCGATGAGCTTCGTGTGGGAGCGCGTTGTCTGGACGTTGATCCGGCGCAACAGTACGCTCTCCTTGATGACGTCGACGAGGAAGCTTTCCGCTTGCTCATCCTGCAGGTAGCCACCGTCCGCTATGAGGTCCGCGACCTCCATGTCGGCCTTGGCCATGATTGTTTTGTTTGGGGTTGCCATTTCGTTTCTCCTCCGTGTCGAGTCGGTTGTTGTTAGCCCTTTCCAGCAACGGCCGCGGACATATCTCCGCCGCTTGAAAATGTGCCTTTGCTGGGACTTTCTTGTTCGCCGGGTTGCTGCCGATCTGCGCTGGTAAACTCTCCGGTCACCATGACGCTCGATTGCCCGACGCCTTTTGCGAGGCGTGCGCTTTTTGCCTTCGCTTTGTTGAGCTCGCGCGATTGCTTTTTCAGCTTCGCTTCCAGCTCTGCGATCTTGGCATCTCGCGGGTCCTCTTCATCCTGTACCTCTTCCCCGACCTTTGCCACGGTAGGCGAATCCGTGTTGTTGATCTCGGCCTCTTTGGACGATGCGCTGGCATCGGAATCATCGTCGGCCTGGGCGTCGAGTGCTCGCTGGAGCGCATTGTCCAGTGAGAGGTCATCGACTTTGTCTCCTGCTTCTTCGAGCCAGGATGTCAGATCAATGGCATCCGTATCGGAGTTACCGCTGCCGTCGTTGTTATTTCCGTCGCCTTCATCGGCATCGCTGTCACCGGCTTTGCCGGATTCATTTTTCTTTTCTGCGTCCTCGGCCCGGCGTTTTACTTCCGCCAAGGCCGCACGCTTAATGACTTCCAGGTCGCTGCATGAAAGCTTCATGCCTTCGCGATCCTTTTCGTCTTCCGGTTTATCCCATGCGCTTAATCCGTAGGCGCTGGGCGTTTCCGGGTATGTGCCCGTCAGCGGACTGTCATCTCCGCCTCGGGCCGGGATGTCGTCCGTGGTTGGCAGTTTGCAAACTGGCTTCATTGCCGCGGCTATCATCTCGACGCGCCGCACGGTGCCACGGATCGGTCCGGTTGCTGCCGCACCTGGCTTGCCGCCGGCGTGCTGGCTGAAATGCAGCTTCCATGCCTCGGCATAATTGCCCTTGAACTTGTAGCTCGAGTGCGTTCCGAAACGATTGCGCGGAGACCCGGTGAATTTCGCCAGATGCTCTTCCATGGCATCCATGTCGAAATCCTCTGGGATCTCGTCTTCCCCATCGTCCTTGCGCGTCATTGCAGCACCGCACTTGGGACACTTCTGCTCGTTGCACTTCATGCCCGTTGCGTGCTCCATCTCGAATCCACATTCGGTGCAAACGCATTTACCGCCAGGACCGAGGCCCTGCTCATCGGATTTCACTACCTGAAATTCCCTTTGGCGATTGGCGCCAGCGGTCACCAATGCGACGAAGTCAGGTTCAATACCAGTGAGACGAAAGGTCTTTTCCTCGTCATCGCCTTCGGGCTTGTCACCTTTGGCAATGTTGATTCGCTTTGTTGGGTCCATTTCAGCCTCCCTTAACCGACTTCTTCCCTGTATGCCGTTCCGCCAATGGAATACGCGCCGATCTTGCCCGACTTAACGCCGGACCACAGATCATCGTCGCATATCCTGAGAGCCAAAAGCCACGTGCCTTCAACGACATCATATGACTTTTTACCCTCGCCCAGTTTAAAGTCGCACGGCGCGATATAATTTTCCAGGGTGCGGACCTTGTCGTTGCCCAACGCTTTCCACGAATGCGCCAGGTCGACTGCGCCGCCATGTTCCATCCAGTAATGACATGCCTTGCGGATGTCGAATTTAGAATAGATGTCCTTTTGCGTGTCCGGTTTCAGCGGCGCTCCGTCTTCGCCATCATTGGGCTCCAACACCAGGCTCATGACGAAACGCTCTTCTTCTTTGCCGTCTTCGGATTTATAAATCCGCGCTGAACCAGCCAACAGTTTGAGCCCTTTGGCGAGGATGCCTTCGTTAATCTTGCGTATTGCCGAGTAACGAGTGATGCTCTCCTCTAGGGCCTTCTTCGATTCCTCCTCATTCCGTTCGACGTCCTTGCTTATTTTCCCGTACGCGGCACTGATGCCGGTATCA